ATAAAAGATATATAGGACCATCTGCTAAATTAGCAAAACGTGCAGGAAGCATAGGTTTAGGAATAGGAAAAACAGCTTTAAGATTTCCTGGAACAACATTAGTCGCTACTGGACTATATGCTGGAGCTAAAGCCCTAGGTAAAAAATGGGGAAGAGGTTATAACTACTCTGCAGTTAGACAATTTGATAAAAAAGGTAGAAAAATAATTTAATGGAAGATGCTGAAAACAAAACATACGAGAATGAAGTAGATAGATCTTCTAAAGAACCTAAAACATCTAATTATGGTGGTAAAAGAGAAGGTGCTGGAAGACCTATGGGTTCAAAAACTAAAAAAAATTGGAAATCTATGGAAGAGATGGCAGCTAAATACCAACATTCTCCTTTAGATTATATGTTAGCTGTGCTAAACAATCCTATAAGCTCACCTGAGAGAAAAATGTACGCAGCCGAGAAGGCAGCACCATTTGTTCACCCAAGGTTAGCGTCAACAACTTCACGAATAGGATCAGATGAGCCAATCGAAATCAAAGTCCAGTGGCAAAAAGACTAATAAAAAAGTCAAACGTATAGAAATACCTTATAAGCCACGACAATACCAACTAGCAGTACACGAAGCCAAAAAAAGATTTAGTGTATTAGTATGTCATAGACGATTTGGTAAATCAGTACTATCAATTAACGAATTAATTAAAACAGCAGCAGGAAAACCAAGATCCCTGTGTGCATTTATAGCTCCTACTTATAGACAAGGTAAATCTATAGCTTGGGAGTATTTAAAATTTTATACGAAACCACTAATGTATTTTGGTGGCAGCAGGAACGAAACTGAGCTGAGAATAGATCTTTTTAATGGATCACGTATACAGATATTTGGTGCAGATAATCCAGACAGCATCCGTGGAATGGGATTTGACGGAGTTGTTATGGATGAATATGCAATTATGTCACCAAGGGTATGGACAGAAATAGTTCGACCTGCGGTTTCTGATAAAATAGGATGGGTTATGTTTATCGGAACACCAATGGGACATAATCAATTCTGGGAAGTATACGATTACGCCCAACGAGGTCATGAAGACTGGATGGGTAAAATCTATAGAGCCTCAGAAACCAAGGTGATTCCAGACGAGGAGCTGGCTCAGGCACGTTCTATAATGACCGAAGAACAATACGAGCAAGAGTTCGAATGTTCTTTTACTGCAGCGGTCTCAGGAAGTTATTACGGAAGATTAATAACGAAAGCCGACAATGATGGAAGAATCGGCTCCGTGCCTGTGGATGATAACGTAGGTGTGGAAACCTGGTGGGATTTGGGGATAGGAGATTCAACTGCAATATGGTTTGCACAAAGAGTTGGACAAGAAATTCACTTAGTAGATTATTATGAAACTTCAGGTGAATCATTAGCACATTATGCTGATGTTCTTGAAGATAGAGGTTACGCTTACGAAAGACATATAGCTCCACACGATATTCAAGCAAGAGAATTAGGAACAGGTAAGTCTAGATTAGAAGTCGCAAATGATTTAGGTATTGACTTTGAAGTTGCACCTAAATTAGAAGTAGATCATGGAATTGAATCAGTAAGAAATATGTTACCCAATTGTTGGTTTGATAGAGAAAAATGTAAAGTTGGGTTAGATGCAATTAGACAATATCGTAAACAATGGGATGACAAGAATCAGGTTTTTAAAAATAAACCTCTGCATGATTGGTGTTCACACGCAGCAGACGCATTAAGATACGGAGCTGTGCATGATCCAATTGATACAACAGAATGGAATAAACCAATTAGGGTAGATACAAAATATATAGTATGAAATCAGATAAAGAAATAAAAGCAGTTTTAAGTAGAGAAATACATAACGCATCAGGATTTATTGGTGGCGAATTAGTTGCTCGGAGAAAAAAATCTCTCGAGTACTATTTAGGTATGCCACTAGGAAACGAACAAGAAGGTCGTTCTCAAGTAATATCCAATGATGTATTAGATACAGTAGAAAGCCTCATGCCATCATTGATGAGAATTTTTACTGCAGGTGATAATGTATTTAATTGTGAAGGTGTTGGACCAGAAGACGATGAAATGGCACGTCAATGTTCTGATTATCTTAATCATATTTTTTATAAAGAGAATGATGGATTCCTAGCATTATACTCAGCATTTAAAGATGCTTTAATTCAGAAGAATGGAATATTGAAAGTTTACTGGGATGATGCACAAAAAACTGAACGTGAAGAATATACACGATTAACGGATGATGAATTTAATGATTTAGTTACACATCCAGAAGTTAAAGTTTCAAATCATTCAGAATACGAAGAACCAATTACAGATGATCAAGGAAAAGAGTTAGACAAAGTAACTCTTCATGATGTAGTTATTCATAGAACAAAATTATATGGACAGGTCAGAATTGAGCCAGTTCCTCCAGAAGAATTTCTAATTGCTCGTAGAAGCAAAGATATTAATTCAGCTAACTTTGTTTGTCATAGAACAAATAAAACTAGATCAGAACTTATTGAAATGGGTTATGATCCAGAAGTAATAGATGGATTGCCTTCAGGCGATACTGATTTTTTTACAGAAGATAAATTTGTACGACACCAAAATGTAGATTTCTCACACGGATCTCATGATGGTGATAAAAGTACAAATGATATTTTGATTTATGAATGCTACATCAAAATGGATGTTAATGAAGATGGTAAAGCTGAGTTAGTTAAAATAACTGCAGCAGGTACAGCAGCTGGTCAAATACTTGATATGACAGAAGTTGATAGTTTTCCTTTTGTATCAATGACTCCAGTTATTATGCCTCATAGATTTCATGGAAGATCTGTATCTGAATTAGTAGAAGATATACAATTAATTAAGTCTACAGTAATGAGACAAATGTTAGATAATATGTATCTAACAAATAACAACAGAGTAGCTGTTCAAGATGGACAAGTTGCTATGGATGACTTACTGACTAATAGACCTGGCGGAATAGTTAGAACAAAGCAACCACCACAAAATGTGATGATGCCTATTCCAGCACAACCAATTACCGAACAAGCAAGTGGTATGCTAGCCTATTTAGATTCTGTAAAAGAAACTAGAACAGGAATTACTAGACAATCACAAGGGCTAGATGCTAACACATTAAATAAAACAGCAACTGGTCAAAACCAAATTCTGACACAATCGCAAATGAGAATGGAGTTAATCGCCAGAATCTTTGCTGAAACAGGTGTTAAAGATCTAGCCTTAAAAATGTTTGAACTTACTTGTAAGTATCAAAACAAAGAAAAAATTGTAAGAATCAGAGGTAAGTATATACCTATGAGACCTTACGAATGGAAAGACAGAGTTAATATTACTGTTCAAGTTGGACTGGGTACAGGTTCAAAAGAACAACAATTAATTCTGTTAAATGCTATTTTAGAAAGACAAATGCAAGCTATTAACCTACAACAAAACGTTCATGGTCCAATGGTTAATTTGAGAAACGTTTATAATAGCTTAAAAAAATTAATAGAGAATGCAGGACTAAATGGAATAGAACCATACTTTATGGATCCAGAAGTCGGTGCAGCTCAAATGCCACAATTACCTCCTAAACCACCAACTGAGTTTGAGAAAGTTACAATGGCTCAAGTACAAGGTGAAAACCAACGTGCTACATTACAAGCCAATACTAGACTTAAAGAAGTTGAAGGTAGAATGAGACAACAGTTACTAGACTTTGAAATTCAAATAAAAGAATTGGAACTTAAATACGGAACTAAAATAGATGAGCTTGAACTTAAGCGTAGAAGTATGTTAGAACAAGCTGATCTCAACAAATCAGGTGATTTGATGAAAGAAATAGTGAAAGGACAACAACAATTCTTTAATGATGGACAAACTAGAGACGCAACTGCGAAGGGGAAAGAGAGCCCAGGCTCTATTAGACGATCCCCTCCTAAAACAAGCATTTGAAGATTTATTAGAAACTTATAAAGAAGAAATTTTTAATACGAATTTTGCTGACGATGACAAACGTAAATCCCTTTGGATGGCATATAATATGCTAGATAAAATTAAAGGTCATTTACAAACTGTTATGGAAAGCGGAAGATTAGCTCAAAAAGATCTTGAGCTTCTTAATAAAAGATAACCTATTTAGAATCATTCTAAACTAGGATCTTATCATACGTCAACCCCAACGAAAGGAACGTTACAATGGCACAAGAACAAACAGTACAAGGTGCTGCTAAAAAAATATCTGGTTTACTGAATCCTGATAAAGGACAATCAGACCCAGAAAAAAAAGCAGAGCCATCAGAACAACCTGAAAAGATCGAACAGGAAACTTCACCAGAGAGTCAACCAAAGTCTGAAGGAACTCCTAAAGAAGTTGTTACTGAAAATACCGAAATCAAAGAAGAAACGCAAACAGAAATAGATGAACCCGAACTCCACCGAGTTAAAGTACAAGGTCAAGAGTTAGAGGTTACCATTGATGAGCTGAAGGCAGGATATTCTAGAGACTCGGATTATAGACAAAAAACTCACAGTTTAGGATTGGAAAGAAAAGATCTTGAAAGTCAAAAACAGAGTTTGCGTCAAACTTATGACAATCGTTTATCAGAACTTAACGATATGATCTCAACTGCTGATGGGTACATCAGGCAGCAACAAGGTAGCAAAGATCTTCAAAAACTTTATGATGAAGATCCCACATCTGCAGCACGACTGGATTACCAGCTAAGAGAACAACAAAGGCAGATAGATGGAATGAAATCTAAAGCTAATGAAGCGTATACAAAACAGTATAACGAATACCTTGATGCAGAAAAACAATTAGCAGCAGCGAAAATACCAGAGTTTAGCGATCCTAATAAATCTGATCATTTTAAAACTAATATGCGTACAACATTACGTGGTTACGGATTTAATGATGGAGAAATAGGAAACCTAGCTGATCACCGTTTTTTAATGGTGATTAAAGACGCTATGAGTTATAAATCTCAAGTAGATAAAAAACCTATAGCACAAAAGAAGGTAGCTAACGCACCTAAAGT